ACGGGATCGCTCTCGTACAACACTGGCGGCCGCTTCGAACTCCTGTCGGAGGTCAAGGCGTATGCCAGCACGCACGAGACGATTATGGAGGCGAACGAGATCATGAGGTCTCTGGCAGACGTCTTTTTGATAACAGGGAGTAACTTCCCTATCATCAAAATAATGCTTGCCACAAGACTCAAAAAACCTAGAGCCTCTTGTGAATGACTTACGTTCATTTATGTTGAAACCAGCCCAAGTTAAGATATTAACCGTAGACTGGTAATCGTCACTATGAACGATGATGTCATCCCCGTATACTGAGGAAACGCCGACGGTGCAAGCTGCACTCACGAGACAGTGAAATATCAGAGACTCAAGCTCAAAAGTATAGGCATTGCCCATACTCGAGAACTTGCTGTTCATGTGATATTTACCGTTGTAGAGAGTGAACCTACACCTAAGGTCGTCTAGGAGCTCATACCACTCAGGTGGTAAGAGCAACTTAACGAGATTGGCGCAAAGCGTATCGCTAGCACTGCTAAGGTCAAGGGTTGAGAGACCCCAAGCCTGTGCGATGCTAGCGAGATCCTGGTTGATCGTCTGGTCACCAAGATCAACGCCAAACCGCTTTAGCCTCTGCCTAATATAGCGGCCTACACCCTGCTGGACATAAGAGTTCAGCGTAGGTTCGGCCGCAATAGGTCGATGCGTCTTGACGGTCTTTGGAACCATCACCATTCGGTTAGCCCTAACGACTGTGAGGTCATTAAGGCCACCGACGAGGGTCCCCAAGTACGTATCGCCCGAAAGGACTTTACATACCCAAGGGATAGCCTCGAGAGTGACGGAAGGTCTACAGCTTTTCTCGGCATGTGTGCTACCCCGACGCAAGTCGAAAGTAGCGCCATTACCGAACCGGCACAACTCAGCGATAGCTTCGATATTTACAGGGCCGAGGATTTGAGATACTTTACGCTGTGCGCTGACAATCAGCGACGGCGCGACGGAGTAAGAACCCGTCGACGTCTCAAGTTCGAGTTTCCTGTTGGTAACGAAGCACTGCTTCTCGGATGCCATCCAAGTAGAGAAAGCGGTTCCTTCAGGGTCTATGTTTTTGTCTTTGAAACCTTTCCACTTTCGAAGAAAGGAGACATACGCATAGTCCTTTGTGAACTGCCGCTCAGAGCTGTAACGCCCGGGATCGATATCGAAGTTGACATAGTCAGCAACGTTATCAAATTCCAGGCTCGGTCGAAGGCTCTCTCGCAAAGCTTGCATAACTGCAAGCTCTACACCCAAAAGGTGTTGCGAACTCTTCATCTAAGCTCCAGTAAATGAAGCTTAAGAGATGTAGGTCAGGTTCTCGACGACGGACACGATTTGAG